ACACACTCACCGCAGCGTTTACCCGTACCAACACTGACCTTCGCGCACTGGGCGAAACCATGAAATATGCAGGTCCGGTGGCGGGTAAGCTGGGAATATCGCTGGAGCAGGCCGCAGCGATGGCGGGCGTGCTGGCGAATATGGGCATCAGAGGGAGTGATGCCGGGACGGCAATGCGTGCCAGCCTGGCTCGTCTGGCATCACCGCCAAAGGCGGCGGCAGAAGCTCTGAAAGAGCTGGGCGTGTCCGTCTCGGATGCCGGGGGCAAAATGCGCCCGATGGAAGATCTGCTGGCTGACCTTTATAAAGCTACCCGCAAATACGGGGAAGTTGACCGGGTATCCTTCTTTAAGGACATCGCCGGGGAAGAGGCTTTCACATCGTTTATGGCACTCGTTGATGCGGCGGGTGACGGTTCCTTACCCAAACTGAGAAAAGAACTTGAGGGCGCACGCGGTGAGGCTGAACGCACGGCAAAGGTTATGGCCGACAACCTTGATGGCGACCTGAAAAATCTCGACAGCGCATGGGAAGGTCTTCGTATTCGCATCAGTGATCTGGTTGACGGTCCGCTGCGTTCTGTCACGCAGTGGCTAACACGGGTGGTCTCAAAGGTGACGGTACTGGCGCAGGCCCATCCTGTACTGACGCGCCAGCTACTGATTGCAGGCGGTGCGCTGCTGGCAGTGACTGCAACCGTAGGCTCATTGTCGCTTGCTCTTGGTGTGCTTGCTGGCCCGCTGGCAAAACTGCGTCTTGGTTTTTCCCTCCTGATCGGATCAATGAATGCTGTCAGGCTCCTGCCAGCACTATGGGGAATGGTGACGGGTTCCGTTTCTTTGCTGGGAGGTGCTATCGGGGCGCTGTTCAGTCCGGTTGGTCTTATCGTGGCTGCGCTTGCCGGAGCTGCCATTCTTATCTGGAAACATTGGGATCCCATCAGGGCATTTTTTGTCGGGGTGTTCAGCGGAATTATGGAAAGGCTGACCCCGTTGCGCGAAACCTTTGAACGGTTTGGTCCTGTTTTTGACGCAATCGGAAGCGGGATCAGCCAGGTGTTTAACTGGTTTAAATCGCTGCTGTCACCGATGGAGTCCAGCAAGGAAACGCTAGGATAAATGTACCAGTGCTGGCGAGATATTCGGTAACGTTCTTGGCGGTGCGTTACAACTTGTTCTGACACCTGCAAAAATGCTGCTGGATACGCTGGCGTGGATACTTGAAAAACTTGGCGTCCTTCCGGATGAAGCGGAAAGGGCGCGCAAGAAAATCGAAGACGCACAGCGTGCGGCCATTCTTCAGGACAAGGTTGCCTTGCTTCAGGGGGACCTGGCGAAAATCAATCCGCCGAAGCCTGTGGAAAATGGCAATGGCACCGGAGGTGATAAACCCAAAGACAACAAACCGCTCACAGACAGCAATACCGGGACGCTACGCAGACTCAGCAAAATTGCTGATAACACAGGTAAGCTGGTTGATGAGACGAAAAAACGCATTGGCCCCGGCGATATTGTCTTTAAGAACCTGCCCCGCGCACTTGCTGTTCGTGGGGAGTGGCAGGAGCGGAAGATTGCGCAGGTCAGTAAGCCTGCCCCCGCAATTAATATCACACCCGTGGTCCCGGCTCCGCTGCCTCCGGCGCTGGTCCCTGTTGTTGCGGCCAGCTCCCGCCCGGTGGCGGAGGCCATACGATCGCCAGTGGCATCAGTTCCTGTAACTTCCCGTAACCGGGAGCCTGTTGCCTCCGGATTTGGTGGTGAAATTCATGTCCATCTGCATAACGTTGTTACGCAGAACCCCCGCGAACTGGCGAAACTGGTCGGTGAAATGGTCAGGGCAGAGATGGAACGGCGCGCCCGTGCCGGACGTGGCAGTTTTTACGATAAAGATTGAGGAGTCATGGCCATGATGATGATCTACGGCATGTTTGTTTTTGAGCTGCGCACATTGCCGCATCAGCAGTTACAGCAAAACAAAAGCTGGCGGCATGTGAAAAATGAACGCGTTAACCGCTCAGCAAGCTGGCAGTATATCGGTGCAGGTGATGATCGCATTGTGCTTTCTGGCGTGCTTTATCCTGAAATTACAGGTGGCGAAGTGTCGCTTTCGTTGCTGACCACGCAGGCATATACAGGACGCCCCTGGCCTCTGATTGATGGTGTCGGGCAGATTTACGGCATGTATGTGCTGACTGAAACGAATACGACCCGTTCCGAGTTTGATCGCTACGGTAAGGCGAAAAAGATAGAATTTTCACTGACCCTTGAACGCTGTGATGAGGATTTGCGGGAGCGCCTGCAATCCTCATCGTTCAGCGATATGCTGTCCGGCTTCAAAGATAAGGTGACATCATCTCTTAACAGCGCGGCCAGTTCAGTTAAAGGGCTGTTCTGATTTAACACAAAAACCGCTAATGGTCAGATTAGCGGTTATTTTGTTTCCTGACTCTTCTCTATTGTTCCGCTTGATTCTCCTGCGGGGTGGTAACGATAAATCGTCGATATACCAATGCCGTAAATTATTGCCAGTTGTTTTCTGTCGTGCCCGTTTTTGATCAGCCTTGCTATTTGCTCATGCTGTTCTTTTGTCAGCTTCGGTCGACGTCCGCCTGTGCGCCCCCGTGCACGCGCTGCCGCCAGTCCGGCCAGTGTACGTTCAACAATTAATTCACGTTCCATTTCAGCCAGGGCACCCATCACGTGGAAGAAAAAACGCCCCATTGGAGAAGATGTATCTATGCTGTCGGTCAGACTGCGAAAATTAATCCCTCGCTCCCGTAGTTCCCCGACGAGAGAAATCAGATGTTTCATGCTTCGCCCGAGGCGATCCAGTTTCCAGACAACCAGCGTGTCACCTTTTTGAAGGCGCTTTAAAGCGCGTTTTAATCCCGGTCGGTCTGTCTTTGTCCCGCTTAATTTATCTTCAAATATTTGTTCACATCCTGCACAAACAAGAGCGTTTCGTTGCAGGTCTGTATTCTGGTCATTTGTTGATACCCTTACATAGCCAATCAGCACGCTGAATCTCCCGTCCAAAAGCGTAAATCATGCCATGCAGGTCAGAAACGGCCATTATCTAAAACCTCGGTTTACGAGAACTCGGCACAAGCGGGGAGAAAATACCGTTACTCAGTACAGCGAATACCTGGACTAATCGACAAACATTCAGCGGTGGCCTTTCAGGTGAACTATCCGGCAATGCTTCTACAGCTGCAAAATTAAAAACTGCCAGGAAAATAAGCAATGTGGCTTTTGATGGTTCCTCCGATATCACATTAAAAGCAAGTCATGTTGGTGCGTTTGCCTTAGGGAAAACAGGAAGCACCGTTGCGAATGATAAAGCAGTTGGATGGAACTGGAGTAGCGGAGCCTATAACGCAACTATTAGTGGTGCATCAACGTTAATTATTCATTTTTATATGGGAGAAGGAAGTTGTCCTGCAGCTCAGTTTCGGATTAATTATAAAAATGGCGGTATTTTTTATCGTTCAGCCCGTGATGGTTATGGTTTTGAAGCCGACTGGTCAGAGTTTTACACCACGACCCGCAAACCCTCTGCGGGAGATGTTGGTGCATACACGCAGGCAGAATGTAACTCAAGGTTTATTACAGGTATTCGCCTTGGCGGTCTGTCATCTGTTCAGACATGGAATGGTCCCGGCTGGTCTGACAGGTCAGGTTATGTCGTTACGGGTTCAGTTAACAGAAACCGTGATGAATTAATTGATACAACTCAGGCAAGGCCAATTCAGTATTGCATTAATGGGACGTGGTATAACGCGGGGAGTATTTAATTATGCAGCACTTAAAAAACATTACTGCTGGCAATCCTAAAACAAAAGAGCAATACCAGCTAACAAAGCAATTTAACATCAAATGGCTTTATTCAGATGATGGAAAAAACTGGTATGAGGAACAAAAGAATTTCCAGCCAGACACTTTGAAAATGGTCTATGACCATAACGGCGTTATTATTTGTATTGAAAAGGATGTTTCAGCAATTAATCCGGAAGGCGCAAGCGTCGTTGAATTACCTGATATTACAGCAAATCGCCGTGCTGACATTTCGGGTAAATGGATGTTCAAAGATGGCGTAGTGGTAAAGCGAACTTATACCGAGGAAGAGCAGAGGCAGCAGGCGGAAAATGAAAAGCAAAGCCTGCTACAGCTCGTCAGGGATAAAACCCAGCTATGGGACTCACAGCTACGGCTGGGCATCATTTCCGACGAGAATAAACAAAAATTAACAGAGTGGATGCTCTTTGCGCAGAAAGTCGAATCTACAGACACTTCCAGCCTGCCAGTAACGTTTCCCGAACAACCTGAATGAGACAAGGCCCGCTATCGGGCCTTAATTTTTATTCAGGCTTTTGTGGCCATTCGGGATTTGCTGTATCCACACGGCTGACCAGAACGCTGTAGCGTTCCCATGACTCCAGTCGTGCGCGCTCCTCATCCGTCGCCATGTTCAGCCTGACAGCGCGTTCCAGTGGCTGGATAACTGATTCAGCTTCGGAAAGTAATGCGGCCTTTTGTGATTTGGCCTGTTGTTGCTGTTCGTCTGCCGTATAAATCCGCTTAACTACAGCCCCGTCCTTAAACATCCACTTACCTGAATCATCGGCACGGCGATTAGCTGTAATATCAGGAACTTCAACGACGCTATAGCCTTCAGGGTTAAGCGTGGAGGCATCTTTGGTGATGGCGACAATAATATTATTCTCGTCATAAAGAATTTTTATTGTGTCTTCCTGAAAGTTCTTTAATTCCTCGTACCAGTTTTTCCCATCTTCTGACCACAACCAGATAACATCAAAATTCTTTGTTAGCTGATATTGCTCTTTTGTTTTAGGATTGCCAGCAGTAATGTTTTTTAAATGCTGCATGATTTATACCTGTGCAACGTTATACCATGTGCCATTGATGTATTTTTGTATTGGTCTGAACACAGCCGGATCATCGCCATCAACTTCGCCGACAATGCCAAGCCCCGTAATTGCATGGCCTGATTTTTCATACATCACGCCTCTTTGCATAGTTTGAACAACACGCGTGCCAAGTCTGACATCTCTCACATAGCGTGAATCAAAATTCCCCCAGTTGCTGGGTTGTATCTGACCGTTTACAGCAAATATCACCGAGTTATCTGTATTTCGCTGACTATAGAAATGCCAGCCTGAATCATCACCAAGCTCTGCAACAGTTGGTCTTGATGAAGCGCCCCATAAATTAAACCCTACGTTCTTCGTGGAGTTGTTGGAGCTGGATAGCGTGAATTTTTTACCATCCCCAGCCTGAATATTTTTAAAAGCAATAGCCACTCCATTCTGAAAGCGGAATACACGCTGACTATTAGCATAAACATCAAGAATACCGTCTCCATTCTGTTTAAATCCGGTATCATTATCACCAAGAACAATAGAGCTACCACCTAACGCATTCGTCGTACCAACTCCAAGGCTGCCATTAATGACGGCATTAACAAGAATATTTAGCGCATCCCATTTCAGCGTCATCAGGTCTTTTGTTGTGGTGCTTTGTTTGCTTCTCCATTTGAAATATTCATTGCCGTTGTCGCCTGTTTCAAACCACATGTATGAATCAGTGTCACCATCGGCATCATTTTTAAATCCAATCTTCGCCCAGTCAGTATTTCGAATCCAGGCAAGGATTGAGTCATTTTCAAAAGTAAGCCCACCGGACAAAGTATCGCCATTTTTTTGCACGGCGTTACCAGCCCTGTTTACCATTTCCTGTAAACCGAGGTATTCGATAACGGCAGCAACGGTCGATTTCGCAAGAATATCCCGCCCGACTTTTGTCAGGGTTGCCAGGCTGGCGACATCATTCCCCGTAAAATACGGAAACTTGTCTGCCGCAGTAGCAAGCCCGGCCAGCGCCGTCAGGGTGGCATCTTTCGGTTGCTTACCCGCAAGCGCGTTAGTCATGGTGGTCGCAAAATTCGGGTCGTTTCCCAGCGCCGCCGCTAACTCGTTCAGCGTATTCAGTGCGTCAGGTGACGAATCTACAAGGGCGGCAATCGCAGCCATAACGAAAGCCGTGCTTGCGATTTGGGTATTATTCGTTCCCTGTCGCGCAGTTGGCGTTGTTGGCGTTCCGGTCAACGCAGGACTGTTTAAGGGCGCTTTCTTGTTCGTTTCATCCATTACCGCCTTAACCGCTTTCGATGTCGCGGCCAGTGTTTCAGACGCGCTGTTGGTGGCACTACTGAGCTGGACAATCCCTTTTTGTGCTGTCGTGGCGTCCTGAGCGGTATATTTTGCGTTAGCAAGGTCATACGCGGCCTTTACTGCTTTCGGCGTTGCAGCCTGCGTTTCAGACGTGCTGTTGGTGGCGCTACTGAGCTGGACAAGGCCTTTTCGTGCCGTCGTGGCGTCCTGAGCGGTATATTTTCCGTTAGCCAGGTCATACGCGGCCTTAACCGCTTTCGGCGTTGCAGCCTGCGTTTCAGACACGCTGTTAGTGGCGCTACTGAGTTGAACAAAGCCTTTTGCGGTCAGCGAGGCGTCCGGGTGACGTCGTGACTGTTCATGCTCTTTCAGTTTGTCATCCACGTAATCCACTGTGGCCATCACCATGGTGTTATCCACGGTAAGCGCCACGGTGGCCGTGCTGGATACGGTCAGAATGGTGCGAAATGTTTGTGCACGACCGGACCCTTCAGCAACGGCTGGCTTGTAACTTTCGGCAGTATTGCCCACCGCGATTAAATCGCCGTGCTCATCAAATACACCAATTTCCCGGATCCAGAATCCGCCCGTTTCAGGAGGAATAACCAGCTCCGCAATAATGCGGTTCTGATGTGTTGCGTCCAGGATGACGCGATTAACTGTGTGTCGCCACACCTCATGCACCAGACGGGTCTGCTTACTGTCTGGTGTGGGCAACGTGCCGCCACCGTCGCCCACGGCCATATGAGTCAGGCGAACAGGCTTACCATCTGGCGCGGCTGCCTGAGCTAATTTTTTGGCACCTGTATCGGTGATAACGGTTTTAAATTTTCGTGTTGTGGTACTCATGCTTAATCGCCTGGATAAATGGTAATAACTTCACCGTCATAAGTTGCCGCCGCTGCGAAAATATCCCCCGGAATTTCCTGAATGATATTCAGCCCTGTCATGTGGCGGCTGACCGGGCGGGCATCAGCAATCAACCGCTCCATTTCCAGATACATTTCCTCCGTCACGCCACTGTCCAGCGTGCCGACTTCAACAGTAAATGTTCCCGGTTCTCCGCCGAATTCCCACCACTCAGACACGCGAATGAGGTATCCCAGCGGCTCAATGGCCCGGCGCAGTGCGCTGATGGTCCCTTTGTGTCGGTGTATCAGCCAGGCATCACGAATCACCTGTCGCTTTGTCTCTTCCGGCCAGTTGCGATCCCAGCGGTCAACGGAAAATGCCCAGGCGAGATAAGGCAGCAGATGCACCGGGCAGGTGTCCGGTGACCACAGCGTGTTGAGGTCTACCGGGATGTCTGTAATGCGCGCTCCGACAGCTTCGGCGCAACGCATGAAATTGCTGGCTGATGGCGGTAACAGTGAATTACTCATTACGCCCACCTTCGCTGATGGTGAATGACTCACAGCGCGCCGCCTGTATGTCGCTGATGGCCATATTCTGTGTGGGTTCGATTATCTCCACGCGTTGCACGCCGTGCACATGAAGTGCGGCAGCAATGGCTGACAACGCCACGTCCTGACCAATAAGCCCCTGCTCAGCCAGCCACTTCCTGAACGACGATTCAGCCGCAGCCAGAATAGGTTCGGATTCCGGGCCGGGGTAAAAGTACAGTTTTGCATTCAGCCGCCATGTCACGATGCTGGCGCTCTGTACGGTCAGTCGGTCGGCCACCGGGCGGGTATCCTCTGCATTCAGAACGGCGCGAACGGTATTAAGCAACGCCTCCGTTGCTGTGCCGTCGCCTTCAGTGGACAGAATGGAAACCGTCACACAGGCCGGAGACGGGCTGATGGCCCGCGCATCACGCACCAGACCGCTGGCGCTGCGTGCAAAATACTCGTATGCACCTGACGGGCCAGCAACACTCAGGCCGTCATACGCCCGCTGCGCCCGCAGTCTCAGCGAGGTGTCGCTCTCCATCACCGCGTCGGTGGTATCCGTTGCCGGAGTGATAACCAGGCGCTTTGTGTTCATATTGCCCGCGAGGTTGTCCAGGTTTGTCCCTGAACCGTGGCTTAACATGCAGGCGCGTGCGCCCTCGTTAACCCGCTGGCGTAACAGCATTTCACGAAACGACATGGTTTGAGCGATAACGTTCAGGGGTTCTGATTCCAGCTCCAGCGCGGCGGAGACGGCTTCACGCTGTTCGGCAGGATAGGACGCAATCATCATGGCCTTTGTGTCAGCCAGAATTGCCTCAAAATCAGGCTCCGCGATGATGGCGGGTTCCGGTAACTGGGAAAGATCAACAGCAGGCATGATTTACTCTCTCAGCGTGATGGTTAATTCAACATTCTGCATGGTCTGCATGACAGTGCCCGACAGCGTCACCCCGGCGCGGCCTCCTGCCTTCCAGACAACGTCGATGGCGTCCAGGGCAATGCGGGGTTCCCATCGTGTCAGCGCAATCACGGCAGCACTCATGCATTGCAGACGCGTGGTGTTATTCATGGGTTCGTCAATCAAATCAGGCACAAGGCTGCCATATTCCCGTCGCATAACCCGGCTTGCCAGCGGGGTGATCAGGATGTCCCTGACTGACTGTTTCAGGTGCTCCATATCGTTCAGGTTTCCCGTCCCGTCCGGGTTCATTCCTGTGTAGCGGGTTGTCACTGCGGGCCTCCTGTCGAATCGCTGCCACCTTTAACGCCACCGTGCTTATGCGTATGCACGGTAATGCCGTTTGAGGTGAAATTGCCGCCGCTGTGCGTGATATTGCCGCTCATCTTTCCCCCTTTTGTGACGTCAAGCGTCGCCGTTCTCAGAAGGTTTGTGCATTCCACGACGGGCGTATCCAGTGTCACGCTGACGGATGCCTGCAGGGTGGCTGTTTTCATGCCGCTGGCGCTCAGTGCGCCAGCGTCTGCGTCGTAGCGGAACACCGCGCCATCCGGCGCGCTGACCACGATTTCTTTCAGGCTTTTGCCGGGGGCCGGACTGGCATCACTCCACAGGCTGCCAATTATCATGGCGGTTTCCGGGTTGCCGCCAATGCAGGCAATTACCACCTGTTCGCCTGGTGATGGCGGCAGCCACACATTGAAGGCTCCCGCGCGCGTGGTGTTCCAGCGCAACCAGCCTGTTTCCAGTTCGCCGCTGCGAACGCGCACGCGCCAGGACTTCTCATCAACTTCAGAGATGATCCCGGTGCGGATGA